CCGTGGGTTTGGTGGCCGTGTTTTCCTTCACGTTGCTCAATTCCCTGAGCTGGGCCCTAAATGGTAAGAGCAGATAGCGCTTCCGAAGCAATATTGACTCCCTTAGCGAGTGTACCATATGGTCCTGGTACAAAAGAAACAGCACCAGAAACAGTCCTAATGATGTTGAGAATGCGTTCCCATAAGCCGGAATTATCGAAATAACTGACTGCTGGGGGCATGGACATAAAGATCTGTCTGTAGCACTCGAGAGCAAGCGCATCTTCCCTCGGTGAGTACTTGGAGTATTCGTATAGAGGATTGTTCACATTGACTTTGTATTCAACACAGCTCCAAACTTTGACGAGGGCGGTGCATGTAGTTGATAAACCAGAGATCTTGATGAGAATCGACTCAGTACTTCCTAAACCTGTATAGGGAGCAACATTAGCTCCTCCAAGTTGACCGAAGGATTGCGTAACATCGAGATTGTTAGGCAATTGACCCATACCCTCTCTTATGGCAGTGAACTCGAACTCTTTGTTCATGTTGCCAGCTGATGCAAATACTCCCAAATTAAAGGGAGCAGCGTACATGTTAGCAATAGTGGAATTCGTGGATTCTAAGCCATTAGCCTGCAAACCAAGGCCGGGTGTTCCGGAGACTACACCTATAGTGTTGGTTCCTTCGAAGACGGGAACCTTAAAACACTGGATGTTGCCTGACCAACTCATTGCGTTGGTGGTTGGTACTAGCTCGGCGCAAAGCGAGGCTGTTCTGAAGGCTGTCATAGTGTCTGCACTTTGGGTTCCTGTCGCAGGTCCAAAGATTGCTGTAGTGTCGGAGTAGGGAATCTCAGGCCAAAAGTCTGAGGCTGCTACAGGGACACCAGCAGGTTTCTCTAAGAGGTAATAAGCGATGCCAGGAACGGGTGCAACCAATATGTAGTAGTCAAGGCCAGATCTAAAGGTGATTGGCTGTACGATCTTGTGCTTCTTGGTAAGTGATCTACCCGTGAACCCATCTGGGATTCCATCCGATTGATCTGCGGAAAAATCGGGAGGGGCAAATGCACACTTCAAGAAGTTAAGACCCTCAGCAGTCAACTTTGGCAATCTGACGCTAGGCATAATGCGTTTGGGTCGCATGATTTCTCCGGAAAATGTTGGCCCTGGAGTTATCATGGAGTTGAAAGGGACTGACACAATCTTGTTTGGGTTGGCTTTTCTCTGTCTCTTTCTTTTAGGGGCAGCTGTTTGAGAAACCAGGCGCTGCTGTTTCTGGTTAATTTGTGGCTTTGTGTTGTTCATCTTGTTTACGCGTACCACCCCACGCGCTCTAAACCCTCGGCTGCTTCCTTCCAATCGGGACTACTGTTGTAATCATCCTCAAACTGTAGGGTAAGGAGCCTCTTCTCTAAAGGGGTTGGGTCCTTGTGGTTAAGTAGTGTCATCATCCCTCTGACAATGTTAACAGAGTAAGCTCCTGTAATGGAGTAGATGTGTGAACAAAACTCAAAACCGTTTTCAAGGTTGCCAATGGGTTCGTACATTTTGGCCTGAAAACCAAAGCGAGAGTATCTCTCGATCGCATTTGGTACGTAGGATTCAATGCAATCGTCACCCATAGCAAAACCCCAATCTGCACCGATGAGGACAGCGGCAGCTAATCTCATGAAGGAATTGGAAGAACTTGTGTTGTATTTCCCAGAGTTTTGAACTCCGGGGAAGTTCAATTTCATGAGGACGCCATCACTAAGAGAATACACAGAGTTGGCCTCGATGTGTGCTTTCTTGTATAGCATTCCCTGGTAGTATTCGGTTTTGCAAGAGTTGAGCTCAGTTCTAAAACGAGCCTCCAACTCAAGCAACCACGAAGGAACTGACCAGTCCCAGCCACTAATGTCCGCAGCAGCGAGCTTTTCCACACCATGATCTTTCACAGCTCCTATTAGGGATGCTATGGCTTCATCAGAAAAGCCCATGCCAGGCTTGGATGGTATTTCTCTCCAAGAGGCTATCTGGGCCTTGTTGTAATGTTTGCCGAG